CCGTATTGAAAAGCTTTGGGAAAAGAGTAGTCAAAATTTTTACTACGTCCCATGTCCTGATTGTGGGCATCATCAAGTCCTGAAGTTTGAAAACTTTAGATGGGAGGACAACGAGCCAGAAACAACTAGATATGTTTGTGAAAAGTGTGGCGTGTTAATTCCAGATAGTAAGAAAAGATGGATGGTCGAACGTGGTGAATGGAGGTCAACCGCAGAAGGTAATGGTCGTCATGCAGGTTTTCATATCTGGGCTGCTTATAGTTATTCACCTAATGCGTCATGGCCCCAACTGGTCGAGGAATGGTTGGATTGTCAGGGTGATATTGAACAGATAAAAACTTTTAAGAATACGATTCAAGGTGAATTATTTGATGACGAGTTTGAAAGGAAAGTAGGAGCGAGTGCGTTAATGGAGCGAGCTTCAAAAGCTACATATAAACGAGGTGTACCACCTAGAGATGTTGTTTTACTTGTATGTGGGGTTGATACACAAGATGATCGTTTGAGTTTGTCTGTTTGGGGTGCCTCTCCACCAAAGGAGTCTGATAAGAATGATCGACCAGAACAGCTTTATTTAATTGATCGTCAAGTGCTTTATGGGAATCCTGGTCGTCAAGACGTATGGGACCAATTAGATGAGGTCATAACAACTCCCTATGTGAATGAGGATGGCAATGAAATCAAGATTGAAGCAACTGCTATAGATAGTGGAGGCCATTTCACAGAGGAGGTCTACCGCTTCTGTAAGAATCGTTTTGCTTTAGGTGTTGTTCCTATTAAGGGTGTTGATAAATTGAAAGGTGATGTAATGATCGGCAAGCCTAATAAAGTTGAATTTGGATCTAGGGGAAATGCGTTAAAATCAAGCATTAAGTTATATAGCATTGGTGTTAATAAAGTAAAAACTTACATTTATAGACGTTTAAGAGATGCAGAAATTGATGATGGATACTTGCATTTCTATCCAACAATTACAGAAGATTACTTTGAAGAATTAACAGCAGAGAAGGAGATTAGGAAATATAAAGCTGGCAGAATCTACGACCGAGTGTGGACTTTGAAATCAGGAAGAAGAAATGAGGCATGGGATGAGCTTGTTTATGCTTATTCGTGCTTATTAAGGCTTTATCAGGTCTTCCCGATCTATAAAAGACGCTTAATGTGGGATAAATACGCTAAAAAGCTCTTAAATAACGACCAAAATAAGACGAAAAAGGGAGTATCATCTAGAAATACCGCTAATGGGCGGTCTTACATCAACAACTGGTAGCTATTTATTGTGCCAATACCTAGCAAGTTCACTGCGGGAGACACGATCCGTTGGAGGGATGATGCAGGTGTGAACTGGCTTAATGAGTCAGTCTCTAACACCGATTATACCTGTAAATACTATTTAAGGGCAACCAATGGAGGAGCTTTGACCGTAACTGGTACAAGCTATGGCCTCGGTTGGGAATTTGTTATTAGTGCAACGGATTCAGCTACTTTTGATGCTGGTGTCTGGACTTTCCAAGCAATAGCTTCTAAGTCTGGTGGTGATGATGTCACCTTGTATAGAGGCAGATTTGAAGTTGATGCTTCTTTGTCTTATACAGGTACTACACCAGGGCCATTTGATGATAGGACTACAGCCCAAGTCGATTTAGCTTCAGTACAAGAAGCGATTAGGCAGATTGTCATTAATAAGGCTGCTGAATACACCATTGGTGATCGGACATTCAAATATATAGATTTAGCTGAATTAAGACGGCGTGAATCTCAATTAAAGGCTGAAGTTGTCAGAGAAAAGAAAGCTGACATGATCGCAAATGGAAAAGGCGATCCACACAAGTATTTCGTTCGATTTTAAGAGGACACTATGGGATTAATTAACGCTGTTAAAGGTCTTTTTACTTCTGAGACACTTGTTCCAGAAGCATCTAAAGAACCAGTTGTCACCACTGTTGTTCCAAAGCAACGGATGTTTACTGGAGCACAAAAAAGTCGATTAACTTCTAATTGGGTAGCTAGTGCTGCATCTGCTGATGCTGAATTAAAAGGAGCGATCAAGATATTACGCCAAAGGTCTAGAGATCTAGTTCAAAATAATCCACATGCAAAAAATGCAGTCAGGACTATTTGTTCAAATGTAATTGGACCTAATGGGATCAAATTGCAATCACAGATTCGTAAGCAAAGGGGTGGAAAGTTAGATCAAAGAGTGAATGAAACTATTGAGATGGCTTGGCGTGAATGGGGCCACTATGACTCATGCCATACAGCAGGGAGACTATGTTTTCAAGATATCGAAAGATTATGTTTAAACAGTTTGGTTACTTCAGGAGAAGTATTCATTCGTATTGTTAAAAAACCTTTTGGCAAATCAAAAGTTCCACTTGCTTTAGAAATATTAGAAGCGGATCAATTAGATGATGATTACACAGGACCAAGCACAGTAAAGGATCATAAATGGAGGATGGGAGTGGAACTCGATAAGTGGTTTCGCCCTATCACGTATGCGTTTTTAACTGAACATCCTGGCGACACTCCATTTCCTATTCAGGAAAATATGAAGCGTCACATGTTATTGCCAGCAGATGAAGTAATTCATTTGTATGTAACAGAGAGACCAGGACAGACAAGGGGTGTTCCTTGGATGGCAACAGCTATTAAGTCATTACATCATTTGGATGGCTTCAGCGAAGCTTCACTAATTAGAGCTAGGGCTTCTAGTGCGTTGATGGGATTTATTACCTCTCCTGAAGGGGAGTTAGATCCTGGTGGTGAGGTCTATGAAGGTGATCGTGTATCAGAATTTGCTCCTGGGCAATGGAATTACCTTGGGGCTGGACAAAATGTCACCATTCCAGATATGGATTCTCCCAGTGGTGAATTTGAACCATTTATGAGAGCCATGCTTAGATCAATGGCATCTGGAATAGGTGTAAGTTATGAAAGTTTAAGTCGTGACTATTCCACCAGCAACTACAGTTCCAGCCGTCTTGCATTGTTAGAAGATAGAGCACAATTTAGAACAATTCAAAATTATTTAATTGAAAACTTTCATGCCAGAGTGTTTGAAACTTTCTTAGATATGGCTGTTTTATCTGGAACACTAAATCTACCTACTTTTGATACAGAGACAGAAAGATATAAGCGTGTCAAATTTATACCTCGCTCATTTGAGTGGATAGATCCAATCAAAGAGTGTCAAGCTAACAAGGAAGCTGTGAAGGCAGGTTTCAAAACACAAACACAAGTGCTAATGGAGCAAGGTCACGATTTGGAAGAGGTATTAACAGAGAGAAAGAGAGAAGTAGAACAAGCCAAAGAATTAGGTTTAACTTTTGATACCGATGCAGAGATTGACGTTAAGAAGGAATTATCTACTAAAGTGAGTGAAAATAACAACTCTGAATCAAATGGAGGAGAAACGTGATTTAGAGGGAAAAACCTTATTACGGGATTTCACTGGGTTACTTGAATCAAGAAACCTCAATGAAGAAGATCGTACTATTGAGTTTCCCTTTAGTTCTGAAACCCCAGTAGACAGAGGCTATTTAGGCAAAGAAATCTTAGATCACCGAGAGGGATCAATAGATTTTAGTCGTCTAAATGCTGCTGCTCCTTTACTTTTTAACCACTCTCCTGATGCTGTTTTAGGTGTTGTTGAGCGTGGTTATTTGGATAAAAAGTCTAAAAGAGGGATGGCAGTTGTTCGCTTTGCTAAAAATGCAGCAGGTGAAGAAGCCTTAAATCTGGTCAAAGATGGCATTTATCGTAACGTCTCCTTTGGTTATTCAGTTAATGAAACTGAGGAGATGGGTGATGGAGCCTATAGAGTGACTAGCTTTACGCCAGCCGAGGTTAGCTTGGTTAGTGTGCCAGCAGATTTCTCAGTAGGCGTTTCAAGAGCAAAAGAAGATGATTCTGTAGCCGAAACCGTTACTAATACGCTACAACAACCTACAATTAGTGATAACGAGAGAGCTACGGCTCCTTCTGAAGCGGCATCTGTCGCAAGTCCACCTACATCAACTTCTAAGATGACTGAAAGTCTTGATTTAGATCAGGTGCGTTCTAAGGCCGCTTCTGAGGCCCAGAAAGAAGAACGCTCCAGAATTGCAAACATAACTGCACTATGCAGAAAGCATAACTTTGAAGAGTTAGGCGTTCAGCTTGTAGAGAACGGTAGTTCTATAGACGATGCGAGAGCAGCCGTTTTAGACACTATTGGTAAGAAGCCAGTTGAAACTGTTGCTCCTGTAGAACTCAACCAGAAAGAGCGTACTGAGTACAGCATTACTGCTGGTATCCGTGCTGCTTTAACAGGTGACTGGTCATCTAAAGATGCTGGTTTTGTTAGAGAATTATCTCAAGAAGTTGAGCGTTCTGGTGTTAAGAGAACAACAGAAAAAGGATTCCTTATTCCTTATGCAGCACTAGAAAAACGTGCTACTTATGTCACATCTGGAGCTACAACTGGAGGCAATCTGGTTGAGACAGAATTGAAGGCTGAAGACTTCATTGAGAGTTTGAAAAATAACACTCTGATGCTTCAGATGGGTGTTGGCACATTGCCAGGTCTAGTTGGGGATGTCGCTATTCCTAGAAGATCAGGAACATCGACTGGTTACTGGTTAAGCTCGGAAACAACTGCTATCACTCAATCCGAGTCAACTTTCGATCAGATTTCATTAAGTCCTAAGAACTATGGAGTCTTATCTAAGTATTCTCGTCAGACTCTTTTACAGGCAACTCCTGGTATTGAGGCTTTGGTGAGAAGCGACCTTGTTTCCACTGTGAATCTTGGTGTTGACCTTGCAATTCTTAATGGATCTGGTTCTTCAGGCCAGCCAACAGGAATCATGCAAACTTCTGGTATTGGCTCTGTAGCTGGTGGTACTAACGGTGCTGCAATTACACTAGAAAACCTCATTAATCTTGAGGAAGAAGTTCTAATAGACAACGCTGGTGGAAATAACATGGGTTATGTGACAAATGCGAAAGTTTTGTCAGAACTCAAAAAGCTCCGTGCGGGTGGATCTGCTACTGGTGATGGTGCTTTCTTATGGAACACTGATCTATCAGCTAGAGGTCGTGGTTCAACTCCTGGTGTCATTAATGGCTACCAAATCGGAATCTCTAACCAAGTACCTTCTAACTTGACTAAGGGTTCTGCTAGTGGTGTTTGTTCTGCTGTTCTCTTCGGTGACTTCTCTCAATGTTTAGTCGGTTTCTGGGGAAATGGGATGGAGATCGCTGTGAGTGACAGCGATGGAAGCGATTTCACTAAGGCTCTTACATCCGTCAGGGCGATCACTACACTTGATGTAGCAGTGAGACAGGCAAGTGGTTTTTCAGCCATTTTGGATGTTTTAACTTAATTGTTATCAGGGGTCAGCAATGGCCCCTTTTTTTCTTTTATGAAGATTCAAGCAATCCGTAATGTTGCCGTAGCAGGTCAACACTTAAATGCAGGTGAAGTTCGTGAAGTCAGCGATGTTGATGGATCGTATCTAATCCGTAACAACAAAGCTATTGAGGCTGTTGAGGCTCCAGCTTGCCCTCCAAAGCCTCCAGTAAAGCCCAAAGCAAAGAAAGCAACTAATGGCACTTAGCGATAACAATTCAGTCTTTGTAGGTGGTGAATTTGG